TATATTCAGTAGCATATGGCAAATCAAAGACTCCGGTATCTACATACGAAGTTCTAGCTAATGATGAAGTTGTCCAAACATTTTCTCCATAGTTATATGTGACACATCTATCAATTTGATCTGATCCTGATTTTGGATAAAACCAATTTACTTCACTATAAAGAGTATTGTGTTCTGCATAAACTATATCTGTTGCATTATAATTTATCCCTAAATTATTTGAATTTGTTGTAAAAACAAAATCTTCAACTAAACATGGTAATGATTTAACTGTACCATCAAATACAAAAAATCCACCTTCACCTGACATCCAAAATACTTTACCATCAGAATAACTTAATGCGTGTTGACCAATCAATCCACAGTTAGTACCAACTTGTCTTACACTAAATGTAAATGGTGGACCAACAAATTGAATTACATAAGCAGAGCTATCGGTTAATACTAAAGTATAATCTTTACCTGAGACTGCTCCAACAATTCTATTTCCTTTATCTAATCTAAATGTACCTGCAGTATTAACTGCAGTTGGTGTATAATCATTTAAGTCTTCTTGATTTGAAAATCTTATAAACATTGGATCCTGAGTCGTAGGATCTCCAATAGTTGTTTCCGTTCCAAAATGAAATAAGTGTCTATCTCTATCAGATACTTGGGTTAATCTTGATGCAGTTGGGTTAGCTGAAGTTGAAAAACCTGATGTAGATTTAGACGCTCTAATTCCTCTTGCACCAGATGCACCTGCATTCCAAGTAAAAGTTTCTCCATCTCTAATTGTTGCAACAAGAACTTGTCCATAGTTATCAAGACTCCAGTTTCCTGGATCCAGGACTACAGAACTTGTAGTTCTTTCTGTACCCCAAGTTTCATCTCCCCAAGAAGATGTGCCCCAACCATAACCTATGGTTTGAAAAACAGGACCTACTTCAACATAAGGATTAACAGTTGCAGCACCTGCTGCAGTCATGCCTGTTCCTCCTTCAGCTCTTACAGCTTGAACTGTAAACGTATCTATGTCTGGAACGGTTAAAATTTCATAAGCTACTTCTAATTCTGCTGCTGTAAAGTCGGATGCTCCAGTAACAGTCACTCCCGATAGGGTTACATATCTTCCAACTTCTAATCCATGTGATCCTTTATTGACTTGTAAAACATTTGAGCCATTAACAGTTGTTAATGTGCATCCTGTAATAGCTGTATCTAATGGTGTAATATCAAAAAACTGTTCTCCATAATATAAAAATAAACCTTGTGATGTTCCAATAGCTGCATATCTTTCACCCGCTAAAGATGTCCAGGTGTGTTGAGCACGTGCTACCCCAGGTAATGTTTCACCTGCAATAGATAATTGATTCCAACCACCTATTTTTTCAGGTAATCCATATCTAAATCTAACAAAATCACCATCTACCCATTGAGATTCGGCTCCTGAATCCGTGACCATTTTGTTAAAACCAGGCTTGAAATTTAATTTTTGTAGCATATAGTAGCTTATATATTAATTTTAAAGATAATGAAAGTAGCATAATTATGATAGAAAAAACAGTAAATATAAATAATTTCATAGGTATTTATGATAATTACATTACAGAAGAAGAATGTAATAGAGCTATTAAGTTATATGAAAATGAAAATAAATTTAATAATACAATTAATAGAATAGATTTCGAAAAGTCAGCCGTACTTAAAAAACAAGATCAACAATTTTTTGTAGAGTCTTATAATATAGAAGTTTGGTGGGAATCATTAAAACCCATAATAGTTAATTTCCAATTAGCTTTTAATCACTATATTAAAAATACAGGAGCAGAAGATGCTTACGGAGTTCCTTTTTATTACTGTCCTTTAAAAATTCAAAAAACTTTACCTACAGAAGGCTATCATGTTTGGCATATAGAACATGGAAAAGGATATCAAAATGAAGCAAGAGCTTTTGTTTATTCTGTATATTTAAATGATGTAGAAGAAGGAGGAGAAACAGAATTCTTACATTTTTCAAAAAGAGTAAAACCTAAAAAAGGAAGAATAGTTATCTGGCCTGCAGGGTTTCCATATTTACATAGAGGTAATCCACCTTTATCAGGTGAAAAATACATTTTAACATCTTGGATGACGTTAAAATAAAATGGACCACATAGAATCAATAATTCAATTAAAAAGTATAATTTCTCCTGAATTTATCAAAAAAATAATACCTTTAATAAATCATAAAGCTAAAAAAAATTTAGAAGTTAGGAGTGGTTTAGATATTAATATAAGAAATGTAAAAGGTTTTCATTTAAATTTTAATACTCCAACTAATATTTTTTACTGGAATTATATAAAACAAGAAATAGAAAGACTTTATGTTTATTATAAAGCAAAGTTTCCTAAAATGTCTAGCAATAAAATAAATCAAATAGATTTATTAAAATATACTCCAGGGGGAAAATATAATATTCACACTGACCATTATTCTACAACACATAGAGTTTTAAGTGTTATTATGAATTTAAATGATGATTATGAAGGGGGAGATTTAATTTTTACAGATCAAAAAGAAAAAGAAATTAAAAGACTAAAACTTGATAAAGGATCTATTGTATTTTTTCCAAGTAATTTTATGTATCCACATAGTATTCAACCCATTACAAAAGGAACAAGGTATAGTATAGTTGCATGGCTGCAGTAGAATATAAATTAATAAAAAATTTTTTTTCAAAAGAAGAACTTAGTCTTTTTGAAAAATATTGTTATAATAAGTTAGACAAAAATCAATACAATACATTTGACGGTCAGTCATTCTCTCCTTTGTGGAGCAATGATTCTTTAATGAATGCTATTTTAGATACAAAATTATCTGTTGTTGAAAAACAATCTAATTTAAAATTATTTCCAACCTATGCTTATTGGAGATACTATGTATTTGGAGCAAAATTAAAAAAACATACAGACAGACCTGCATGTGAAATAAGTATTACTTGTTGTATAAAAAAATATGATGATTGGCCAATTATTGTTGAAGGAACTTCTTTTAAATTAGAGGAAGGTGATGCAGTTTTATATGCAGGGTGTGAACAAAAACATTGGCGTCCCGGAATATATAAAGGTGAAGGTATGGCTCAACTATTTTTACATTATGTAAATCAAAACGGACCTAATAAAGATCATGCATACGATTGCATACATGAAAATAAATCTAATAAAAAAATTAAGAAGAATAAGAAGTAGGTCTTAAACCTTTTTCAGACTCATCTCTATCGTCTGCGTCCCAATCAGCTTGTAATTTAGCTAAATGTTCTGAGTCCCATTTACTAGAAAATTGACTAAAATCACCTAATACAGAAGAATCATATTCAGAATGAGGAGTCTCATCTCTATATTCTACTGCATCAGAAGAATTTGAAGTACCATATTGAATAGCCCAAATATTTGAAAATTTAGATTGATTCCAAAAAGCATCATCATCAATTTTGTAACTAGTGCCTGCTTCAGCACCATTATTTTTAATAATTATTTTATCTTCAAATACTATTGTCCAATTTGCGTTTGTTGCCATATTTTCTCCTACGTCTTAATTATATAAATAATTGTTAAATAAGGTTGTAAAACTGAAGTTGCATCACCAGAAAAGTTTGCACTCATGTTATGAGAGTGACCTTGTCCTGAACCTGCACTACCACTATTAAAATTACCCGGACTAGCATTTTGTCCAAATTTTGCACGATTAAAATTTGCGTTAGCTGGATCGTTTGTTGGGCCATCTCTAGGAACCGAGTGACTATGAGAAGCAAGTTGTGCTGTTGATAAAGTTGCATTAGCTGTTGAACCTGCAATGTTTCCAGTTGAAGTTACAGTGTTTGCCCCACCAGTTGATGCTAAAGCTTTGTTGTTAGATTTTCCAACCGGTACGTTATCCTGTAAATCAGGAACATTAAAATTACCACCTCCTGGATCACCGTAAGTTGTACCAATGATTGCAAATAAATCTGCGTAAGTAGATTGACTTACTGCTTGTCCATTACACTCTAAAAAACCTGATGGAACAGATGAATCTGACCACGGCACAATAGTTGCTGTAGGAATTCCTTCTATACCTGTAAGGTTTGCTCCATCAAAATCATATCTAGTTGCTTCGTAATTTGCCATATTCTATTTCTCCCTGTAAGTCCATCCTGTTGTAGCATCTCCAGAATACACTAAACTAAAACCAGCACCTTGGGTATTAACTGTAAGGTCGGCTGCACTGTTTGCTATATTAGAAGAATTTCTACCAACAGTCAATGCGTTAGTATTAAAATCATATCCTTGATCTATAAATGAAACTTCATCACCTGCACTTGGAGAAGCGGGTAGCGTTACTGTAACTGCTCCACCATTTGTATTTACTAAAAGTTGAGCTCCAGCTTGAACTGTTTCTGCTGCTGAAACTGCTCTCCATTTTTTAAGTTCACCTGCTTTTACAACATTAGTTCCATCAGAATATAATGTGTAAGTGTGACCTTCACATAAAAGTACACCTGTTCCAGATGTAGTTTTAAAAGTTAAAGTAAAACCTGCATGGTCACATCCATCTTCAACTATATAAGTTTTTTCAACTGAATCTGGAATAG